ATTTTGATGGTTTCGTATAGATGTAACGATGAGCGCCAGATTCTGATGTCAGAATTGAGCCAAATTGCCCAATCGGCTCAAACAGGTTGACGTTGTTCGATCCAGCAAAGTTCTGGGCGAGACCGACAATCGTATCACACAGAGATGTTTCGCCATGCTCGTAGTGGGTCAACAGGGCACTCTTCGCTCCAAGCTGCGAGACACGTATCTCAGATGACCCGTGCATCTGCATTCCGTACACAGCTTTTCGTTGAGAGTCCTTGAACCCGTCAATCAGACTCGGAATGGAACGAACGTTATCGCTGTTCGAGTAGTCTTTAAAATCAGTGTTGAAGAATTCTTGGAGCCTCATGCGTTCCCCTTTAAATATCTCATTAGTTAAATACTCTCATATTATCCAGCAAGAGTATTTGAAATGCAAGATCGTACGCCTTACACCTACTTGATTGGATGGTCTTCACTCGACAAATGGTACTATGGAGTGAAGACTGCTAAGGGGTGTCACCCTAGCACGTTTTGGAAGCAGTACTTCACGTCATCCAAGCACGTCAAGAAGATGATTCAGCAATACGGGGATCCTGACATCGTTGATGTACGTCGCGTGTTTGATTCAGTTGAAAGTGCTGTGGTTTGGGAAGCTAAAGTTCTCCAACGTATGCAAGTCGTTCATGATGATAGATGGCTCAATCTTCACGATAAGGTCAACTTTCGTCGAATGACGCTCCCACATTCTGAGCAAACAAAAGCGCTTATTCGTGAAATTAGATCGCGTCAAGTGATGCCTCCGTGCTCAGAAGAGAAGAAGCAAAAACTGCGCCAAGCAAACAAAGGACGTAAGCGACACCCAGATGCCATACAAAAGCAAAAGGAGAGCTTGAAAGATCGTCCGAAACATCGACACCCTCGCGCTAAACACATCATCGTGTACAATGCTGATGGCCGCGTGATGTTTGAATCAAAAGGCGACTTCCGAGATCAGTGCGCTAAACATGGTGTGTCCCATAGTATCCTCCATCGTGCATATAAGAACCGACAAGCTGTTCAACCACCCAACAAAACCGGCAAACGCGCTAACGAACGATCCAAAGTTGTTGGGTGGTACGTGGTTGATGCTAGTTAGCAGCTAACCAAACCTTGCGGTCATCTGCCCGCTTCTTGTCGAACGCCACATTAATGCAATCAATATCTTCTTCCCCTTCAATCGTTAACGGAAGGAGATAGTCTTCCTTGTTCTGTAGGAAGTTAACAAAGTCCTTGTTAGTCCAGGCTGCAAGTCCTTTATAGTACTTCATGCTGTGCTTCTTATCCAGGCTCTTGTACGCCTCATAGTCAGCTCGGTTGAAGAACTCATGCCTCTTCTTCCCTTCAGTCGCCACGATGATTGGCGTCTTGAGGCGATGAATGATCCCCTCCATCAATATGTTGGGCCAAAACTCATTGAGCATGTTGATGCACAGTCCGCAGATGTGCGAGCCATCAACATCATAGTCGGTTGCCAGAACGATCTGACCAAACCTGAGGTTGGAGGGATCGATATCGTGCCCAACCTTTACCCCGAGGATCGCCATCAAATTAGCAAACTCTTCGTTGTTCGTTAGCTTGGTAGGGTTGATGTCACGAACATTGAGAGGTTTGCCTTTCAGAGCATACACCCCGTGCAGCTTTGGATCACGAGCCGACAACAGAGCCTTTGCGGCTGAATCCCCTTCGACGATGTATAGTGTGCAGTCTGATCGTTTTGATGAAGTAGCATCATCAAACTTCACAATCTTCTTGAGGAAATTGTTGTTCTGTGTTGCCTTGTTGACTTTGCGGAGCTCTGCGAGTTCTTTCTGACGTTGTTGAGCTTCGGCCCAGTCGAGGATCTTCTGCACCACGCCCGACTTGACGAGCTTGTCGATGAACCGATCAGGTACAGAAAACGACGTACCGTAGTCCTTCACATCGCTCGACATATACTCCTTTGTTTGGGAGGTGAAGATCGGAGCATTGATCGTTGCCTGCACAAACACGAACAGTTGCTGCTTGATGTTGTTCGGCTTGACATCGATCTTGTGTTTCTTCTTGATGTACGCTCGCAGTTTGGCCGTCACTTGGTTGACGATATAGTCGATATGTGACCCACCATTGAAAGTGTCAACACCATTGACGAACGACACCTGCTTGAAAGTATCATCATTGGATGAACCAACAGCAATCTTCCAATCATCGTTGCCTGTTGTAGCGAACGTGTCAGTGTACATTCCCACGTACTGATCGAATCGATTGATCTTGATGTGCTCGCCGTTGAGCACCACTTTGATACGAGGATTGCAGCCAGCAATATCGTACACCCGTTTGGTGATCCTCTTGATGTTATCTTCATCAAGAGTGCATCCAAGACGGTCATAGTCTGGCAGGAACTGAATGGTTGTTCCCTTATCGCTCGACGAAACAACAGCGGGTTGATCTTTGACAGACAGGTTGTCACGAAACGTTTGCTTGAACAGCTTGCTCCCATCACCAGTGGTGACAGTGAACCGTTCTGAGAACACAGAGGTCAGTTTCGCCCCGAGACCGTTCATCCCAGCCCCTTGACGATTATCGTCATCGAAGTTGGAACCAGTCCGAAGCTCTCCGAAGATCATAGCCGGAATGTACATATCATACTCCGGATGAACTTTGACGGGGATCCCTCCATTATCAGAGATTGTGATTTCGCCTTGGAGCTCATCTAGCCGCACTTCGATCCGGTCAACGGATCCTGACCGGATCGCTTCATCGACAGAGTTGCTGATCACTTCATCAAACATCTTGAGGAGAGCTGGATTATATGTCAGCTCCTCCTCAACCATTTTGCTATCGTCAGGAACGTAGCACATCTTGGTCGTATTGGACGTACTTCCTAGATACATACCAGCACGAGTCAAGATATGCTCGACCTCATCAAGCATCTTGTATTGACTGATGTCAGCCATTCAATCTCCTTTCATTTTCATTCACGCGAGCGGATGATCGTTGATATCCTTGAGAACCTCAACGTTAAGCTCAACTGTCACATGCGGTAGTTCACTCACACTATGCTTACGCATGTTGCACTCGCTCCAGTTGTGTAAAACCGCAACCGCCTGTTCGAGAATAGTGACCATCACCTACATCGATCCAGCATTCACCGAATTGGAAGAATTGTCTGGGCCGCACGTTGTTTGGAATCACAAGCGTTTCACCTGTAGTCGAGCATCGGAACACACGGCCCGCCCATTCCTCACGGAATTGCTGTAAGTTCATACCACACCTTAATCAAAGTTGTCGTGGTACGGGATGCCGCGGTCAGCAAAGAATTGACGCGTGGTCTCGATTCGGCAACGTGCGGCTGCATCGAATTCTTCACGACTGTTTACATCATCCCAGTTGCACTTCTTTTGAACTTCCTTTTCAGCAAGCTGTCGATAGATCGGCATCGGCTTCGGATGCACGTCGACGCACGCTTGCTCCAGCTCGTTGACGAAGTTTGATACCCCATCGGGGATTGCCCTGAACATCGGTGTGTTTTCAAGGACGTAGTACTTCGCAGTGTCCTTGATCATATCCTTCAGCATGTTATCGGTCAACTGATATTCGCGGACCTTACCGACGATCTGATCAAGCTCGCATGATGCCAGCTCCATCTTAGCTTTGTGAGCTTCTATTGACGACATGCTGTTCAGGTCGAAGTTCATCTTGTCGGCCAGATAGAACACAGTGTCGTTGACCTGATCGGCCGGAATGGCGGACGACGCATCATTCTTCCACTGGTATGCAGCGGCAACAGGAATGGCGGTCGTGAAGGTGAATGCGAGCCCTGCAGCGAGGGTCATTGCGGGTCCGAAAGTTTTCATGATTGCATCTCCGTTAGATCATCGTTTTGCGTTTACACAATCTAACGGTAGATGCAATTCTGCTGAAGATCAACATCGTCATCACAGCTTGAAGTATTCTGACCGTTTGAGGATCTCTTTGCGATTCTCTTCATCATGATACGCGGCAATCACGATATCTAGCTCCTTCTGGAGAGGGCCGATCTCAAAGATGAACCGATCGGATGTTGATGTGAGGTGATTGCCCACAATTAAACATCCGTGTGTGGCAGGGATCCCTTTCATCTCTTCCAGAGCTCGTGCGTATCCACAACACTGCAGCATGTACTTGAACAGCTTCTTGCGGGCATACGATTTGTTGACATCGATCGGCTTTCGGGAGTTCTTGTGATCGATGATCATAATCTTGTCGTCAAGCATCCCGATGCAGTCTACCCTGCCTGCATATCGATGTTGTGCTGACCACAACGGAACCTCTGTCGCTATCACAAGCTGAATTTCGTCCAAATATCGCTTAACGCGATTGAACAGGGTGCGTGCGTCTCCTTTCAGGTCCGATCTCAACAGTTTATTCTGCAGGTATAGCTCATTGTAGTCATGTAATGCATTACCACGACGGGTGCTGTCGTTGACAATCCGGTTTGCCTCCTCTTCGCCGACACGCTTACGCCACGCATCAACTCCTCCATCATCGAGGATATGAAGTAGAGAGGTCATCGAAGGAAATCGACCATCAGGAGTCAAGTACAGTCGAGGGGTGCCTTCGATCGTCTCGCATTCGTCAAAATGCTCATCAGCCCATTCAAACGTCTTGAACTTCAGGCTCATATAGGTTCCTTCTATCGTTGGATGGGATATTATCCATGATGTTCTTCGCTTTGGAAACGCGACACAACATCAAAAAGCCCTCTGATCTCGATAGATGCAGAGGGCTATAATCGACGGTTATTCGCAATTCTGTGGATTATTCCTCGTGGCCGAAGTAGTAGTCAGCAGACACGATCTTGCCAACTAGCTGGCTTCGAGCCGATGAGTCTTCGATCTGGAAATCGACGTTGCCGACTTCGCCGTAAGGGAGTCCGAGCCGGAGAACTTTCTTCATCTTCTCGAACCCTGACCTTTCACGTTTACGCTTCAGGTCATTCTGGCGCATACTGCCGATCATGATGATCTTTGAGTGCTCGCCCACGCGTGTAAGCACACTCAGCAGCTCATCATAGTCAAGGTTCTGGCACTCATCGACGATCATAATCGTGCGATGGAGAGTGATCCCTCGAACGTGGCCAGTTGTGATGAAATTGTAGTAACCAAGGGCCTTCATGTTGTCATAGTTGTCTTTGTACTTGATGATCTCATCCAGCACACCCTTATACGGAGTCTCGTATGATGCATTCTTCTCATCCTGACCACCAGGCAAGAACCCTTGATCGCGAAGATCAACAGCACTTCGTACAACCACCACTTGATCATAAGGGGTCGATTCATCAAACACTTCATGACATGCTGCATATAATGAGATGAACGTCTTACCGCAACCGGCTGGACCATCTAGGATGATGACCTCTTTACCGTCGTTGTAGTGGTCGAAGAATACTTCTTGGCGTGGGTTCTTGGGGCGGAGATTGATAAGGTCGTGGGGATGGAACTTCTTTTTGTTGCCTAGCTCACGAATGTTGCTGGCGGTGTCGTCAGGAGAGGTCTCGAAGCGACGCTTGTTGCTTTTGGCCATTGGTTACTCCATTACACTGGATGGTATCTGAGATGGTGCAGCTCATAATCAGAGAGCTGCACCATCTGCTTCTATTTACATCGTTGTTTCCTCAGCCAATACGCAAGAGTACAACTCATACTGGTAGCGGAGATGATTCACAAACTGAAATACCTCCTGCCATGATATGGGACGACTGTCTTCGTCTGAGGAACGTTGCTGCATCGCCCAGTTTAGAAACGATCGTTTCATTTTTGGATGGCGCTCAATCGTTTGATACCAGATTGACATCACATCTCGATTATCGCGCTTAGGGTCCTGCACGATAAGCATCCACATATCCTCGACGCGTTCTTTGAGCTGCTCCGCTGTGAACGCAACATAGTCTGCGTCACTCACGTGCATTATAGCTGACCAGTCTATACCAGCGTCATGACTGTCATCGTTGTTGTTGATCATCCCGCTCTCCCCGCGTTGGTGTTATCGGATGCTCTGGCCGATCGTTCCAGTCGGTCGTGCCTTATTCATGTCCTTCAATCGATCGTTGAAGTTGTCGGATGTTCTGAGCACGCCTGGCTGAGAGTAGGCGATCATCGGAGACCCTACGACCTGTTTGACGGATACTTGACCGCACTCGGAACAGGGTTCATCCTCAGGCACTTTGCGTTCACTAATCGTTCTCCGATCTGTGAATGCTGATCCGCAATGCTCACAGCGATATTCGTAGATGGGCATATATCTTTTCCTTAACCTTGTTCAGGTCTCTTCTCTTCTGGCGCACCAGCTTCTTCAAGACGAAAAAACTCAGGGTAGGCCCTCTTGAACACCTTTTTGGAAACACCAGGGACACGATTGTGTCCTTTCAGAAGGACCCACACTAACTCAGCCTCTCGTGCTGAGACGGATTCGAGAACAAGCAGAATGTTACGAGCGGCTTGCTCTGGACGAAACGAGGCTACTTTGCGCGCTGCCTCGATCCGACTGATTGCAGTGAGAATAGACATCTCGCAAATTTCAGGCGGACGGTGATTTGGTGTATACTGCTTCGGAGCCGGAATCATCGAAAAATCTTCGTTGAACACTGCGTTGATGAACCATCGGAGATGTTTCGTGTCATATCGCCTCAGCATAGCTGCTTTCTCATCAAGAGAAGGGCAATCAATGACTCGATCGAATACTTCGGGGATGGTGATTGCTTTGTTAACGTGCTGCATGGTTTAATCGTAGTCCTGATAGTAAGTGTCATCATCCCATTTAGACTCGTCGTAGAGGTCATCAGGGATCTGGTTGAGAGAGCTCTTTAATTGAGACCGTTGAGCCTTCTTGGATTTACCGTGAAAGCCGCCCCTGTTGTGATCATGTTTGGCGACATAGTTGTTTACCTTCTGCTTGTCACCTTCTTTCCGATTATGACTCATGGTTCCTGCCCATCACCGAGTTGTTGCTGAAGTTGCTTCATGCTCAGAAATGCTACACCATGTCTTGCAGCTTGTTTACTCATCGCCATCATATCCTCTAGGGAATTGCGATGATACTGTTCGTCCCACACAATCGTTTCCACCTGCATGCTGACGTTACTCAATCCAAGAAGGTGTTTCAAGCAGTTTTTACATGGTGAACTGGTAACATATATCACCAACTTGCTTGCGAACCCTGATGTTCGAGCCATTTCTAGGATCAGGTTCATCTCAGCATGGATCTCGTAGTCGTTCCCAAACTCCCTATGCTCATCTCTTGTCATGTGCAAATCGCTGCAGTTCTCGCTCCCTGGAGCTGTTCCGTTCACACCAGTGCAGAATATTCGACCAGTATGACTATTGACCGCAATTGCTCCAACTTTATAGAACTGACATTTTGATTTATGAGAATACCGTCTAGCGATATCCATATACATTTGATGGTCTTCGTATGTGAACATATATCTGCTCTCCTCTCTCCCAAAACCATTATAACGATCTCAAATTTGATTGACAACAACCTAAATAAAATACAGTCAAATATATAAAGGATACTTGTCATGGGGAGATATCATCAGGGAAAATATAAACCTATCAACGTAGACAAGATTATCGGCGATCCGACAAAGATTACGTATCGTAGTAGTTGGGAGCGCCGAGTGATGCACAAGCTCGATCGAGCAGAGTATGTGCTTCGATGGGGATCAGAATGTTTGTATGTGCCCTACCGCTCTCCCAAAGACGGTCGCATACACCGTTACTTTCCAGACTTCCTCGTCGTATCAGCAAATAAATACGGGGATGGGGTTGTCACGACCCTGATTGAGGTCAAACCATACAAAGAACAGTTCATGCCAACCAAACGTGGCAAAAAGCACGAGCGATACATTCAAGAGTGTATCACCTACTCCGTTAACCAAGCGAAGTGGGAAGCTGCAAAGAAATTGTGCGATAACAAAGGTTGGAAGTGGGCTGTGATGACAGAGAAGCAGATTCTAGGATGAGCATCTACGACCAAATCGATACCAATCAGGTGAGTGGTCTGTATGACAAGATCAACACCAAACAAACAAAGGCTCAAATCCTTCATGATCGAGCTGCGACCAATAAACGATCATTAAAAAGCCTGCGGTTCCCGAGCGACATCGACACTGACGGGACTGGAAACGTGATCCGATTCAACATCAACTTGCCAGAAGGATCGAAGTATCTTGGCAACGGGCAATATCAGGCTGCAGTAGACCCCAAGACAGGTCAACCCAAGACGTCAACATATCGCCAGCAAGATTCAAACTCTCTTGCACGCCGATTCTCGAGCAACTATGTTCGCACAACCACTGTTATTGATCTGTACATGCCAGATCAGATCCAGACCAATTACGCCTCTGACTGGAACGTGGAGGAGATTGGTGTTCTTGGTGCAGCTCTGGATGCAGGATTCGGTGTTAGTGATATTAACAGTTGGAGTGATGCAGAGGATGCTTGGAAGGTAATAAAGAACACCGTTCCTGCATCACTCGCCAACGCATTTGCAGGAACTCTTCAGGCCCTGACGCCGTTCAACTTTCAGTCAG